CAACAGGAACAGGAGCAACAGGCCCAACTGGTCCAACAGGAACAGGTGCAACAGGCCCAACTGGTCCAACTGGTCCTACTGGTCCAACAGGAACAGGTGCAACCGGTCCTACAGGTGCAACTGGTGCAACCGGTGATTGTCTTCCAACTGGTGGTGATCAATATATGGTACTACAACGAGATAGTGGTGGCGTTGCAGTATGGGATTGGGTTCATGCACATTATGAGTTAATATGGCATATTTTATTAATCCAGTTAATGCAGATTGGTCAGCAAAAGCCTTTCTTGATCAAATTGTTCTTCGAATACAAGAAAGACAAACTGTTGTAGGACTTACACTACGAGCAAATGTAACAATTGGTGATGATGTTCAGGCTCGTAGTTTTATTGTTGGATTACAAGCTGATATTGAATCACTATTAGACGATTTTGTTGATCATACTCAAGGATCAGGAAATTTTTCAGGAAGTTCTATTGTTCCAATGTGGTCATCAGTATCATTTTTTTTAGCACTGAATGGAGGAACGAGTTGGAGAAGAAAGGTAGATTATGATGATGATTTTTCTTATGGCCAAATTGCTTCTGGTGATATTATAGGATATTGGATTTTTGAAGATCTTCAAAATGCGCTTAAACTATTAAAATGGGTTGTAAGAGTAGGAAAATGGGAAGAGACTGGTGGATTAGAAACAGGTTCAACATATATAGGGCAAAGTACTTATAGTATTGGAACTGAAGAAGATATCACCACAGCAAAAAGTAATGCTGAAGCTGATTGGCATATAGATTGGTCTAGGGATGCTCCAATTGTATATGGCGTATTAAATGAAGCTAGTGGATTTCCTGCTGATGCAATAATTTTTCGTTGTTATGGTGTAATTATTAATAATGAAGAGCTTCCACTATTTTCCGGACCTACAGCAAAAATAGATATTTATTATCCAGTTATTAAACCGGCGGTTACGAATGGTATATTTAATGCTAATGGTGATGGGGTTACCGAAAGTACGTTTACTACATTTGCACGACAACGAAATGATGAAGATTATGATGGCAGTGGTGATTTTTCTCTCCAAATAGGCAAAACAAACGTTTTTCCTATTTGGCCTGCTCGTATTGCTGGTGAACGGGCTGAAAAGGGTTATTATACAGCAAATGATATTTCACTTACTCGTTTTGTTATTAAAATGGAAACAGTATTTGAAGATATTTGGACAGCATAAATTTATTATTAACCAAGACCTTCGTTCATTATAACACGCATAACGGTACTTCTTAGATGTTCAAGAAGGGCATCTCTTTCCATTTCAGTTTTTGCGTGAAACAATGTTATTTTTCTTCCTTGTATATCAAAACCTATAATCATAAAACTTTGAAGATATTCTTCAATAACAGAGTTGAGAACATTTACATCTTTTTGAACTTGTTTTCTTTCTATTAATTCTTGTGGTGAAATGGTTTCTTTTTTGATTTCTTTTTCAAATTGTTTTTTGATAGTTTTATTTATAAAATCAGAGAGAGCTTTTGATTTATCATCTAATTTTTTCTTTTTATCAATATTTTCACTATCAATATTATCTGTGTCGTTCATATAATTATTTATGGATTAGGTGATATTTGTCTACTTGAATTATGTGATTGATTAATAATATTAAATTTATGTAAGTAATTAATGATTACTTCTATGCTGTCTGTTTTGATACTAAATTTACCTGGGATAAATTGACCACCATCATATAACTCAAAATAGTTGTTATTTGGGACATTATGATTAACATAACAAGTACAAAAAATATTAGCAAGTCCTGGGTCAATTATAACAGTCCAGGCTCTTGGGTCTAATTGTGTATAATTAATTTGTAATTTATCCGCATTAACGCCACAATCCTTCATTCTCTTTAAAAAATAACCCGGTGTTGTAACTTTATTACTCATTTATCTATCTCCTATTTATGTGTTTATTTTACTAATGAAAGTGCAATATATCTTAGGGATACTGCTCCAATATTTATATCAAATATAAGTACTTTATATTCTGAATTAATTTTAATATTGATATCAGTCTTAAATCCTATAAAATTTCTAAATAATTCTAATTCAAATGGTATTGCTTCTGGTATGTCTTTACCTTGATATGAATCAGCAATAGTCATAGTTAAACTATCAATATTTTGTTTTGTTAAATCATTTAGTTCGACGATAACTTTTTTATCAACAGTAGTATTAATATATAGTTTATTTGTTTGTGTAAATGAACTATTTTTTAATAATGATTGTAATTGGTCAAATGTTAGTATAAATTCTGTGTCGTGTGTGAAATTTTCAACCTTTGAAATATTTAAAGGAACCTTATTACTTAAACTATCATCTAAAAGAAAATACTTAAATTTTAAATTAGTTGACGTGTATTTTATATTGTTGAAATCAATATCAAGAGATATTTTATCTTCTTCAATATTATTTAACATACTATATAATTTTTTAGTATTGCCAACATTAATTTTAATTTCTTCATTATTTGCAAGCGGAACATCAATTATACCTTTTAGTTGTGCATAAAGAATTAAATCATTTGGTGTGCTAATTAATGAATAAATTTTTGTAGGTGTAATATTAATTATTGCTTGATCTGTACATTTACTAATTGGATTAAGAAAGTTATTAACGAATTCTTCCGAATCCACGGTCAGCTTTATTGGATAATTCATTTTGTACCTGTTGTATTTGTTGTTGTAGTATTCTAATTTGTTTTCTTAAAAGAGTTTCATTTTGTCTAATATATTTTTCTAATTTTTCTAATCTATCATTTAATTTTTTAATATCATCTTGTTTAATATATACTTCTATCAATTTATCATTCATTTTGGTCCACCTTCCCATTTTTTATTTTTTCTAGGAACACCATCTTCTTTTATTTCTCTTATTAAAGCTATTACACCAGTTATTTTTGAATCGATCATATCTAACCGTTCTTTAAAATAGTCAAACATTTCTCTTGGTGATTGTGGAATATTAGAATCATTCGGTGATAATGTAAGTGGCAATTCTAATTGAACTAACCCTTGTTTAGTTGGAATAGGTGGTGGTTGTTCAGTTGGTTTATTAACTTTATTTTTTAAATCATCTGGTAATGGTATTAATAATTCTTCTAATGGTAATGGCGCTAAATTAGGATTAGTTCCGTCGGGGACAACAACTTTCGGTGCTAGTATATTTAAATTTTGTTGATTGGGTTGTTGTCCTTTTCGTAAAAAAGAATATGGGTCTAATTTTGCTGCTGGATTAGTACGTGATCCATTAATAGTATTTTGATCTACTTTTATTAATTCACCACTAATTTGTGCGGCAAATTGTGCAATGGCCACATCATCTAAATTTGACATATTATTGTAACTCCCTACCAGCAGTCAAAACCGAAATCGCATCGTATGTGTGGATTGACTCTTGGTGTTCAATTACCACCACATAATCACTAATTTGAACATCAAGATGTTTATCTAATTTTTCACCAATTAATCTACTCATATCTTCTACAAATCTTGGATTTTCATACATTAATTCTGTTTGAAATGCTTCATCGTTTCTTTTTAGTGTATTTATAATTGGTGCAGATGCACAAGATTCAACAATATCAACAATATCTTCAATCCACAATATTTCATTATTGATAAGTTCTACTTTTACTTCAGCAAAACTACGTTGATTATGGGCACCATATTCTGATATTTTCTTGCTACAAGGACAACAAGAAGTATAAGGAACTTTAACTGTTAAATAATATTTCTGATTGACACCATCAAATCTGCCCTCAATTACACATTCATAATTACTATAACTTTTAATTTTACTTACGGGTGCTTCTTTTACTAAAAAGTAATCAAATTTAATTTTAATATAAGAATTTGTTGCTCCTAATTTTTCAACGGTTGCTGGTAACATTTTTCTGATAAGTTCTCTAAGATTTAAATCTTCGTGTAATAAAAAATCTTCTATAAGAATACTATATCGGGACATGTTTGCCCCTTTAATTGACTCTATTAAATTTGTATAAATAGAAATATTACCAGATGAAATATTAACTGTACCATCCTTTCTTAAAATTTTAAGTGGTACAATAACATTTCGTATCCCAACCTTTTTAATTTTTTTGTTGGGAAATCCCGACGTGTCACCTTGCACGTCGGGAATATCTTCCATATTTTTGATCTTTGGCATTATCCATCTAATCCTTCTAATAGTTTATCAATGTTATTATTGCTATTATCGGGTGCTACTGGTTCTTCTACTTTAGGTGCTACTGGTTCTTCTACTTTAGGCACTACTGGTTTTTCATCCATTTTAACAACAGTACCGCCACTTTCATTCATTGCAAATGGATCGTTTTCACCTTTACAAAAAACGTGTTCATCAATTAGGTCAAGCATTTCTTTTTTAGGAAGTTGTTTATATACTTGACTTAAATCGTGTGTTTGTTTTTCCAAAATATCTTTAATCTTTTCAGGTGTCATACCTTCAATTACTGATTTGTTTAAAAACTTTGAAAATACATATGTTGCATAACCACCTTCATTCTTTTTTACAACAATTCTAAATGAACAGCCTTTATCAGTTAAATCGAACATTGCATCTGGTCCGACATCTTTTGCATCTAGACCATCAAGAGCTTGTGAAACAAGATCTTTAACTTGTTTTCCAAATCTAAAAATCTTCACAGTTTTTTCATTTTCTGGCCTTGTTGGATCCTGTATAACAAAACAATTAACTAACCAATTTTCTTTTCTATTTAATAGCTTTGCTAATTCCTTTTTATTTGGATCTTTTGAATTATATAATTTAAATCGCTGTTCACACATTGGACATCTTTCATCAATTGTACTTAGACATAATGAACCAACAGTTTGACCAGTTGCTTTGCTTTCCCAGGTGTGATGATAATAATGATAAAATGTTTGGATTGGATCTACATTTTTATTTGGAATCATTCTAATTAGATATGTTTTATCTATTTCGGTTTTTAGAACGTCTTTAAACGAATTATTTCTACGATTTTTTAACGAACTTTTAATACTTTCAAACATTGACTGCGTTGTATTTGTCATTTTTATTCTCCTATTTCTATTTATTATAATATATTTTTTATTGATTTTCAACTTTATTTTTAAGGTTTTTGTCTATAAAAGTTGATATTATTGACAAACCATTTTTTATTATATTTTTTGCTTTTATTGAATTTTCATATCTTTGTTTTATATTACCATATTCTTTTAGGAAGTCACCTAATAATAATTCTAGTTCATCTGTTGGGATAGATGTAATCATGTCATATATATTAGGAAATTCTAAAAGGATATATATTGATATTTTATTCTTTGCAACATGTTTCATCCAGTCATATGATATACCTCTTTTCTTTGTTATATAATTTGATAACGATATATTTTCAGTAATACAATACTTACTAATAAATTTTAAAGATTCTTTAATAAAATCAATTTGTTCATCTGGTGCTGACATTTTAAGTTTTTTTAAATAAATTGTAAAAGTTTTAATACCTTTTTGTGAAACAAAAAAGTCTAATCCAAACCAATCTTGATCAGAATATAATTTATAAGGGGCCTCAAAATATTGTTGTGGAATAACCCAATCAAATTTATCAAAAAATATTTTTAATTTTTTTAAACAAATAATATCTTTTACTTCTAAAGTACGAAAATCTTGACGAACTTTAAATGGTTTATTTCTTACTTTCCTAGATGTTATTAAAAAAGTATTATATATATTTTTCTCTGAGTTTGTTATCTCGTTTGACATATTTTTTATATTCTTTTTTGATTATTTTTGATCTTATTAAATTGGGATAATATTCTAATATATTATGAAGTATTATATGGAATTCTTCTATTTCTAAATATTGCATAAACATTATTCTTATATTTTCTTCTTTAAGTAAAACCGATAAAAATAGTGTTGGATTAATTTTTTTGTTTTTTATGATTGATAATAATGAACCAAATTTATACATTCTTTCAATAAATTCCTCTTCGTATAATTTATATGTTGGTTCGGATTTTTCTATTTTATCTATTATAATACTAATCTCTCGAGACATGGTTTCCTTTATTTAACAGGAATTAATCCCTTTGAAAATTCTAAAAATTTATCAGTTAATGCACAGCCCGCAGCATAAGAATGACCACCACCATCACCATCACTCATATTTTCTGCCAATTCAGCAAGATTAAGTTCTTCACCAATATTTTTATTTTTTCTAAAACTTGCTTTATTTGAATTGGTATTAACCACAATTACAATATCTGCCTTATATGTATCAAGTAGATATTCAGCAACATCATTGACCATTTCTGTTGCAAATGTTGAAATAGTATTATATTCCTTATTATTATTATTTATTTTACCTTTATATATTTTTAATCCCTTTTGTATACTATTTAATTTTCTAAAATATATATCGATCATATTTTTTTGATAAAAGTCAAAATTAACAAATCCATTATAAAATTGTTTAATAAAGGATTCATACTTATAGTTTGTTTGCCAAAATACTATATTTAATTGTTTTGATAATGGACTGGTTAATTTATAAGAATCATAGTCATCTGCTAAGCCGACAAGTAGTTTTTGTGAAGCTGTTAGTTTCGTACTATATAGTTTGGAAAACAGTTTATAGAGCAATTTAGCGCACGAAGAATAGACTTTAACAGCAACCTTTGCGTTTTTACATTTCTTCATGTTAAAGAAGTGCGATTCATGATGGTCAATAATAAAAACGTTTGGGTGGTCAATTAAATCATAATTATTTGATATATCAAGATCCAAAATAAAAACCTGTTCATAATCCTCAAGATTATTATTAACCATCCAATCAGTTAAAATATACCTAAAATCAGACCCACTATTAACAATAACATATGGTATCTTACGTTTTGGAAAAGTCCATCTTAATACTAAATAACTGACAATGCCATCTAAGTCACCATGTATAAATGCGATATAGTCTTTTGTTTTCATTTTAATAATATATCAAAATATTTTTTAATAAATTCTGTTTGGTTATATATTTTTTTGACAATTACATTTCTTTTTTTCATTATTATTTCAGTATAACTTTCCCATTTTGTCCATGGAAAGTCATCAAATTTTCCAGGTTGACATCTATAATATAATATTTCAAATTTATTTTTGTCAATTATTTTACACAAATGTTCCCATACAATATTAGTATTTTTTTTATTAATATTATAAATTTCTACCAATGCATATTTCATGATTATTTACTATCTTCTAAGATTTTGTCAAGTGATTTTGATACACCCTTTAATGTTTCATTACTTGAGAAAAATTGATCCTCAATTTCTTCAATTATAAAAGTGTCATAATCAATTTTTAGTTTAGTTGATCCATAATTTGGTCCAAATCTATTTTTTTGCATTCCTAAGTTAATTATTCCTAAATCTTTATCATTTTCATCTTGCCATATAGAGAATTGTGCATCGGATGTCATTGGTAATCCCATACTTTCACTTACCAATTCCATACCAGGATCAGCAATTTTCGCACCTGCTCGATTAATTTGCGAAGCACTTATCATTGGACACTTAAATATATAACTCATCGCCCTTAATTGTTCTGCAACCGCCTTAATATTCTCATAAGAAGATGAAGAATCTTTTGGTGGATTAATTAGATTAACATAATCAACAACTAATGCATCGGGTTTAATATTTTTATTAATTAGTTTTTTAACAAATGATTTAATATGATTACATGTTATTGTTTTAGGTGGAAATTCTTTTATGATTAATATTGCATTTGGGTGTGTTTTTGAAAAATCGACAACTTTTGATTTTAATATAGAGGTGGATTCATTTAATATTGAATTTTTAATTTTTGTTAATTGTGAATCAATACGAGAGGCATATATATCTTCTGGCATTTCTAATGTTATAAGAACAACACACTTATTTTGTTTTAACATACTAGTTGTAGTATTAGCAAGAAAAATTGATTTACCAACATTAGTAAATCCAGTGAATATATACATTGCTCTACCATTTTCAAGATATCCACCTCCCAAATTTTTATCTAGCCATTTCCAACCAGTTGAAACTCGTTTATCAATTGCTTTTAATTGTTCACAATGTTTATCAATTTCTTTAAAATAATTAAGTCCCAAATCTTCAACTAATGATATTCCACAGGCTTTTTCAAAGATTTCTAATGTTTGTGGTATATTAACTTTATCTTCTGAATATTCATTAACAGTTTTTATAACTGCATTATATACAGCTTTTTCTTTTAAAAATCTTTCTGTATTTTGATATAATTCTTCTTGATTATATTTTTTATCTAAATTTTTAAAACTGGTAACAACTTTTTTAAAAGAGGTTTTTAATTCTTCTGTTGTTAAATATGCTTTAATTTCTGTGTGGTTTGGAATTGAATTTCGTTGTTTATAAAAATCAGTAATAATAGTTATAACTGATTTAATATCAACACTTTTGAAATAGTTTGGATTTAATACATCTATAATTGAACTTAAATAAGTTTCATTAGTTAAAGAATTATAGATAATAACAGATTCAAAAAAATCATTATTAAGTTTTTGCATACATATATTATATAATAAAACAATAAGAACTACAACTTATTGTTTTGAGGTTCTTTATAAATATAATGACATATAGAAGCATAAGAAGCACCAGTTATTTTCTTTATTTCGTTATACCCCTTTCCTTCAATTCTTAATTGTCTAATTAGTTTTTTTGTTTTTTCTGTTAACCGTGGGGTTTCTTTATAACTTTTTAATTTGTTTAAGATTTCTGGATAATATTTATTATATCTATTTTGATCAAAGTGTAAATCATCATGACAATTACGGCACACCAACATACATTTATTTGTTTCGTTTAATAAATAGTTAGTAATATCACTAATTTTTGATGAATACATATTATTTGTTTCTTCAACTATACCAAAACTTTTATTATTCTTATCAATATGATGAAATTCTAATGCATTATAACATTTATCATAACCACATTTTTCACATTTAAATCGTTGTATCGCTTTTAATAAAGTATTTTTATTAAGTTGACCGGTTGTTATGTCGTTAGATGCATGTAATTCTCTATGACAATTTTCACATAATAATATACATTTTTTGATTTCTGGTTCTATTAAAGACCATCTAGCTTCTCTTATCATATCAGCCGGATTATGATCTTTTTCATTTTCATTTTCATGATGAAAAACAAGTTGAAATATATTACCATTACCACATTTAATACATTTACCACCTAACAAATTAACTGCTCTTATTTTTTTGATCTTATTTAATATAAATGTTCTATCTTTTTTATTCATATTTCGGGATCCTTTTAATTATTTATCCAAAAAGATCCCGAAATACTATTATTTTATATCTGCTTTTAGTGCTGAATAGACAAATTCTTTACTTATTTTTTCTTCGATCATTGGAATTATGGTATTGTTCCAAAAATTTTCATCATCTTTCCAATCCTTTAAATATCCCAAACTTGTCCCATCCGCCTTTTTATAAACAGGACCCGATTGAATAACTATTCCATATGCTGTTGCTAATTCTAATAATCCAGAATATTTATATAAACCCGTTTTAAAATTCATATATAATTCTGCTTCTAAAAACGGGGGTATAAATCGATTTTTTACCGTCATTGCTCTCAATGTTACACCACTTATTTTATTAGCAATTGGAATTATTACATCATTTATATTTTTATCATCTTGTTTTTCTGTTCGTTGAGCCAATTGAACTATAATAGATGCCAAATATAATGGTGCCATACCACCTGATTGTGTTTTAATTAACGATGGGTACATTTCCATAGAATTATATATATGATTTGTAAATATAATAGGTACCCCTGCTTTAGCTGCTTTATATGTTAATACTCTTAACATACTTTTTAGACTTTTTGCTCTACTTCCAACGTCACTTGCATGTTTTGCTTCTATTGCATCATTTTTCTCTTTAGCAGACTGAAGATTTCCAAGTGAATCAATTCCAATAATAAATTTATTTTTTAATTTTTTTTCTATAACAGAATCAAGGAAAGCAGAAATTTGATTACGAGTATCCTCAACAGTTTCTGCTGGATATAACCGCATATTAGAAGGATCACAACCTAAATTAGAAGCCATAGTATCATCAAATGATAATTCTGAGTCCCATAATAAAGGCATATAACCTCTTTTTTGGGCATTACCTAAAATGCGAGCCAAAATAAGAGTTTTACCAGATGATGTTGGACCAGCAAGACCAGTAATGCGCCCAACTGGTATTCCTTTATATAATGAGCCCGAAAGAATGGCATTTAAAACATAACAACCAGTATCTATCCAATCGTCTACTATAGATAAGGAATTTTCGTTCAGAAAGGTTCCTTCGGGATTTAATTTATCAACCGATTTAAAAACATCTAAAATTGATTTATCCGTTGACATATTCCTCATTTTTCTTTTTTAATGGTCTCTTAAAAATAAAGGCACGACCATGTGGTGCAATAGCAACTAATTCCCATCCCTCTTTACCACGAGTATTAAGAATTGATCCAATATCAGTACCTTCAATTATTGTTTCGTTTTTATATTCCCACTTTGTCATATATCTTTTCCTTAGTCATCGAATAGTTTAATAACAGATGGGTTATCATTTACTGGTGGGACCATAGAGGGTTGCATAACTGGTATATTGGCAAATAATTGATTATATTGTGCATGTAACTTAAAATCATAAACTAAATCATCAAGTACTGTAATAACTGATTTATTATAATTGAATAAAACGGGTGATGTTTTATCTGCAAGAAATTCTCTAAAAAATACCGGTATTAATTGTAAAGCCATTTGACCTGTTGGTTGACCGGTTTGTGGATTAGCTTGTGGCACAATATTGATTACAACGGGGTTCTTAACTTTAAGAATTGTATTTGTTGATTCAACCTCTTCTGCAAACATAAGTCTATTAATCGAATCAAGAAATGCTACTATCTTTTTATCATTCATTTATATTCTCCTTTATTATATTTTACTATTTTTTATTAAAAAATCAACAAATAATTTAAAATAAATTTAAATATGGTGATGGTATATTTGCAGTTTTATAAAATTCAAGATTTTTTATAAGACGCTGATTATCATTACATAACTGTAATGCTTCTTTACCATATTGTAATGCTTCTGAATATAACTTCATATAATATGAACTTAATGCTGCATAATCATATGGAGCGTATCCCCATGCATAATCTTCACATAAATATTCCAGAGGTTTATCTTTAATTTGTATTGATTTTTTACTTGCCCATAAGCAACCTTCCCAATTTGGTATAGAATAATAATATGCTGATAATTTGACCCATGGTTCTCTTCTATCAGGGGTTTCTGCA